AAAGCAGGGCGCAACACTTCCGGAAACACATTCTCAGGCATGTCAGCAACCTCATCCATGACACATCCATCCAAATATATACCACGTAAACTATCAGGGTTTTCTGCACCGAGTAAGCTAATCCTAGCGCCAGTCGGTAAATCACACCGCAATTCAGTCTCATGAAACTTTACATTCGGAATACCACCAGCAAAATGTTTTATATAATCCCAGGCTACATTCTTCGCCTGACGATAGGTGGGTGCCATATAGGCATATCGGGGGTTGGTCTTTCCAGAAACTAATGCATCCCTTAGTATATGATTGATAGCCCATACAGTTTTGCCAAACCTTCGGTGACACACAACAACTCCCCAGCGTTTCATTTGCATCTCATTATGCAATTTCATCTGCAACGGCCTCGGGTCATATGGTATCTCAATGTGCGTCAATGCTGCACTACCTCTTTTTGATCAGCGTATATCAATATGCCATGCGACTCTAGGATAGCCTCGTAGACATCCAAAAGCAATACAGCACATTCTAGCTGCTCAGAAACACTACTGCTATCTGTGATGCCTCTCCGTAGCTCTGCGATGTGATTAATAGCTGCTAGTTGGGGAGGAGAGAGGGGCTGTGTCACACTCCCTGCTCCGCAGGTATTATATGTAGACAGGAGCGGCGGCGTGTTTCTGGGAGGGTGGGGGGTCGATATCCGGCAAAAATGCGCTGCAATCTGGCAAATGTGCTGCAAACCCTGCAATAGTTAACATAATCTATATTATGCGTAAACAGTTTAGCCCTCATGCGCGTAGCTCGGTCACTCGCAGCCTTTACCAGTGCGTTAATGCACCACCTGATCATCATCATCCGTTGCACTGATAGCAGTGTCACCACCTGCCCATGAGATCGTGAATGTCTGTGCTTGCGGTGCGTCTTCCTTTTTGTCACGTATTCCAAAAGGCTGGTTGCGTGCCGTTGTCCATTTCAAAGCATCTATCTCTAATCTACGCCTGTTTACTTCTGCATTGAGAAAACGAACATCACCTTCTGGTAGCGGCTCCATAGCTAGCCTGTTGATATGGTCGGCGTAGTATTCAGCTTGCAGAATACGCCCTTTCCGGTACAGCTCCCAAAGGCTTTCACTAGCAGCTACTGCCCTTGTCACTGCTCGGTAGCTTGGCATATCTTTGCTTTTGGTAATGTCGACAAGCGTTTCACCTTGTGCTAGCCTGTCTATTATCTTTTCCATTACTTTGATATTTACCGTTCTACTCATTCCTGGCCTTCTAAAAATGCCCCCAATAAAGGGGGCTAGTTAAAGACGGATAACTATTACAGTTACCAGGGCCGAGGTCTGACCCTAACCCTATACTAAAGCATAACAATTTATAACACAATATAACTTTTTGAAATTACCTGTTGACACGAAATGTCAAATATGCAGAATGAGGTTATCAAAACAAAGAGAGGTCAAACAAATGACAATTAAAAATCAAAAAATACAATTTACTGGAAAGATGAATTACGAAGGTCACTTAGTCGATGTAATAGCAACCGTCAGGCATGATGATGATTGCGGAAACGGTCACAACAGCTTTGCTATTACTGGAGATATTTACTACGCAAACAAGCCAAAAACGGATAGAAACTTAATTGCTTGCGGGTGCGTTCACAATGAAATCAAAAAAGCTATCCCAGAATTAAAGCCATATCTAAAATGGCATTTATGCAGCACAGACGCACCGCTTCATTATGTGGCAAATTCTATTTACTGGGCAAAAGAAGGTAACTTAAAAAACGCCCGAAGTTCAGCAATATGGCCTGACGCAAATTTAGAAGACTTCACAGAAGAAAAACTACTAGAGCGCCTTCCTGACCTTATGACAGATTTTAAGGCTGCTGTTACGTCATTAGGTTTGGAGTATTAAACAATGAAACTATTCATAGAAATTTTAGGTGCGATAAGTATCTTTGCAATCCCTTTTGGATTGCTTGTCATTCACTACGGATTTGGAGGTTAAGACATGATAAATAAATTAGAAATGAAAGCTATTAAATTAGCACAATGGAAAAGCCAAGAAACTTATTGCTATGAAGCAAATGTTTATCTTGATGGAAAGCCGTTTGCTATTGTTGGAAATGATGGTCACGGCGGTTGCGATTATCAGCACGAGCATCCAAAATTTAAAGGCGAATTTTATGCTACTCTAAAAGAATTAGACGAGGAGTTTTCTAAATTGCCAAATACCGATGTTGGTAAATACAAAAATGTGCCAGAAGGTTTTGAACAAACTTTTGATAGATGGTGCAATGAACAGGTTGGCTTTTATGAGGTAGACAAAGAAATCAAGCGTACTCTTAAAAATAATATCGTTGCTCAGATTATGGAAGCAGACAAAGAGGGCGGTGCATATGTCGATTTATTGCCAGTTGTTAAGGTTGTTCAATGGAAAATCCAAAAAGGATATGAGCAAAATTTGCGAGACTTTATTATGAAAAAGCATCCAGAAGCAAAAATTGTTAATGATATGCCAATAGAAAAAGTGCGCGAAATTTGGGAGGGCTTACCTCGTGGATAATAGTAAATACGTTATCAGCCTCTACGACTACACCGGAGAGGCTTTAATACCGTGGGCTGAAGCTGGTTATCGTTGCTACGCTTACGACATACAGCACACAGGGCGAGAACATAAGCTATTTGATAGCGGCGGTTTTATTGTGTTTTGTAAAATAGATTTGCACGACAAAGAAAACATAAATCGTTTATTAAGAGCTTACAAAAATAAAGATGTAGTTTTTGCTATGGCGTTTCCAGTCTGCACAGACCTTGCAGTAAGTGGAGCAGCTCACTTTCAACGCAAGCGTGAACGTGATCCACTGTTCCAACGTAAGGCGGCAGACTATGCGATATGGTGTTCTGAATTATTTGAATCTTTAAACGTGCCTTACTTTGTTGAAAACCCTGTTAGTGTTTTATCAACTCTTTGGCGAAAACCAGATCAAAGTTTTCACCCTTATCAATATGGCGGTTACATACCAAGCGATCAATCAGTCCATCCAAAGTGGCCTGATTACATCGCACCATATGACGCCTATCCAAAGAAAACATGCCTTTGGACTGGCAATAATTTTGTTATGCCTGACAAGCTACCTGTTAAGCCACAAGACGGTTATTCAACACAGCATTTAAAACTTGGTGGCAAATCACAGAAAACTAAAAACATACGCAGCGCAACGCCTCGCGGTTTTGCAAGGGCTGTATTTGAAGCAAATAAATAGGAGGTCAACAAATGAATGACGAAATTTTAAAGTTAATACGCCAAGTGATTGATCGTGAGATTGACACAGAAGAAGCAAAATATTTGAGAGAAAGTTTAACCGAGTATATTAAGCAAACTGTTTCTTATGATTTACCAATCAAAATTGTTGTTGGTGACAGGGAGTAAGTCATTATGATAGTTGACGTTAGAAGCCCTGTTTCTGGTTACATCAAAGTCAATGGTTTCACAATTTACATTGAATTAAGTGAAGCCACAGAAAACAAACCATACATAAGTTATTGGAAAGACGGAGAGCAAGATGACACATAATGCAATGTTTTATTCTTACAAACCAAAGTGCCGACAGTGTGGCAAAGCAGGTTCTAAAGAATGTGACACTTTCTACGGTGATGAACCGTATAATGGCAATCAAATATTAGTTAAAGAAAAAAAACATGAATGGGCTGACGGTAGAATTAGTTATACTTCTACTATTTGGGATGGAGAAACTTACAAACTAAATGGCGGTAAGTTTTGCACAAGTAGCTGCGCTATAGCATGGGCAAACGATAATGCCATACAACCAAGACAAGCAGACTAATAGCTAAGAGCCACAGAGAAGCCCCAGAAATGGGGCTTTTCGCTTTTTAGGTACCCTTACCCCCATGAGCAACCTTAAGCCACTCCTCAAGCTTGTGAGCGAGTGCGACCTTTTCCATTGTGTCGAGTGTTGCGAATTGTTTGCTCACTTCAAGAAACCTGTCAGCCGATAGCATAGGCCTGAGTCTACGTATGAGTTTTTCTATTCGCCATCCAAGCGGATCAGCTTGCCTACGTTCTTTCCCTTTTTTGTACGCCGGTGACATCTTAGTCAACGTAGTAGAAATTAAGTCTGCTGTGTGTGTAACACTGTAATCACTGTTAACACTGTAATCACTAGTGTTATTATGTATATTATTTATAGTTTCACTGTAATCACTGTTAGTACTAACACTGTAATCAC